CACTTGAGAATGTTACGCCACCACTTCCATCAGTTTGTAAAAACTGTCCAGCAGTACCATCTGCTGTGGGCATATTGTATGCATCATTAAGTCTAATAGTAGAACCTTGTACTTTAAATACTTCTGAAGTATTGTTTGCATTATATATTTTAAATATAGGATCACTGCCACTGCTGTTATCTCTCAGTCTTAATTGTGTGGCTGATCCATTAGAGTGCTGTACATCTAAATATGCACCAGCAAATTGTAAACTTGGGTTGGTTCCTAGTCTTAAATTACCATTTACAAATAATTTTTCATTACTAGATGTTGAACCGACGGAGACTGTGTCATTAGAAGAATCCACAAATAGTGTTCCACTATCGACATTTAATTCTGGAAGGGTACTACCGATATTTTGCCAAGCACTACCAGTATAGACTTTAACAGTTGAATTAGAACTATCTAGAAAGAGATCACCCGCAGATTGGTCGCTTGACGGTTCTGTACCGGTACTTAATTTATTACCCGTACTCTTACCGATCTTAAACTCAGATTGCGTTGTACCTTTAAAATTTCCAAAAATTGCCATATTTTTTCTCGTTCAGTTCATAAGTTGTAATAAGGACACCATGCCTTACGAACTTATGTCTGTGTCTAAAGACGACACAGTCTTCCCGTCAATAAGTATTTATCTTTTTAACTAGTTTTAAGTGGTTTAGATAGTTCTTCCCAACTGGTTTCATAATCTGAGTCGCCATCTGCATATCCCATTACACCTAACTTTTCATATTCAGGTATAAGTTTGTCAGTTAGTAGTCCTATTCTTTTAAGGTTGGGCATTATTCTGCTGAATAATACATCTTGAAATTGTGTTTGAAACACATTTGATTTATTGTACTCTTCTGTAAACTCTAAGTCCATACCATATTTTTCCCAAACATCATATGCTCTCAATCTGTTTCTGCTAACAGTACAGGCCTCTAAGGCAAATTGTGCTCTGTCGTTACGTTCTTCCTCTGTAAGTGTTTTTACATACTCTTCTAAATAGTTTACACCAAACGTAACGTGCCTTGCTTCGTCTCTGATAATGTATCCTACCATTTCTTTGTATACAGGATCGCTACTGGCATCTTTACTTGCTTGGAAGGCCGCAAGTGCTAATCCTTCTATAACAATTTGCATACCTATAAACTTTAAATCCCAACGTGGATCAGTAAGTATTTTATCTAGCAATCCTTTTAAGGCTCTGCCTATAGGCCAAGTTTTTTGTATTCTAGTTTGTAAATATTTGTTGAATGCTTCTACATGTCTTGCTTCATCAAATGTTTGTGAAGCCGCATACAGTTTAGCATTAAATGTAGGAGCACAACTGGCCAACTGACTTGCTACTAATAATGCACCTTGTTCGCCATGTAAGAATTGACTGATACTCCAAGCATTTAAATCTTTGATAAACTCTTTGCGTTTGTCATTGTCCCATTTAGCATACTCAGGATGTTCTCTCCACTGATTATTTTCAAATTCAAATTCTTCGTCTGTTATTTCATTAAACTCAGGCGACCAATCAACATCTACTTCTACATTCCAGTTTAATTGTTTGCCTAATTCGTAAAGTTTCTTAACACGATTGTCCTGAACTGTGTAATCCCAATTATAGGCACCTGTGAGAGGAGTTTGAAATATTTCTACAACGTCTGTAGGATCTAGGTCTGCAAGGTAGTCTCCATCGTGTAATACGATGTCGCGAGGAGTTTGTCCTTTAACTATCTTCATTATTTTATTTATTATTTTTAAACTATGATTTCAACAACACCTGGTGCGGCTGAAGTTTTGTTTTCTAATGCTCTACCAATAATTTGTAGTGGACTTAATGATTTATGATCACCTGCTACCATGGCATGTCCTGGTGTATCACTTGTTATTAACACATCACCTTTTTTACATGTACCTGCAACTTTACATGGTATTCTACCTCTAAGTGCTATTGCTACACCATCTGCCTCTGAATTCATTAAGTATGCTGGATCTGTACTCACAACACCTATAACAGCAAAACTTCCAGGTTCGTCTGTTACAGTAACTTCTTTATCTCCACCAATTACCAAAACAGTTCCTGGTTCATAGTCAGCATCTGCTGAATACTTTTCAGCCAAGTCAGCATATTGAGCCTGTGTTGCAGTACCTACAAAATAATTTGCGGCAACATTACCAGCACCGTCTCTGGCTACAACTTTATTTGCAGTTGCGGCTGTAGTGGCGTCTACGGCAACTGTATCTGCGGCTACAGTAATATAAGAACCTGCACCAACATTTAGTGTAACTGTTCCTGATGTGCCACCATCTGTTAAACCGTTACCAGCAGTAACACCTGTTATGTCACCAACGTTAGTGGTATATCCATAACTTAAAATTTTATCTTGTACAGCCGCGGCTGTCATTAATACAGTATCTGAATCACTAAACGATTCTGAGCCAGTCTGTATAGCCGCTCCGGAAAAATCACTAACTGTTAATGATGGCATAGTGTAACTAAATGCGCCAGTACCTGAATTATAACTTAAATCACCACTAGCACTAAACAATGCTCTGATATCTGCATTACTTACTTCTATATCATCAGCATTTGCTGTGATTCCATATCCGCCTACAACGTTTAATGTAACTGCACCTGAAGTGCCGCCACCTGTAAGACCATTTCCAGCACCAACACTTTCGATATCACCTGCATCATTAGTGAAACTAAATGTACCAGTTGAACTATCGTAACTTAAATCACCACTAGCACTAAATAATCCTCTAATATCACTATTAGCAACTTCTATGTCATTAGCATTAACAGTAACACCATAACCACCAGCAACATTTAGAGTAACTGCTCCACTTACACCACCGCCTGTTAAACCATCTCCGGCTGTAACGGCTGAAATGTCTGCGTCACTGTCTGTTGCAATAGTAATTGTGCTACCACTGTGTGTAATATCTATACCTGAACCTGCTGTGAATGTTAATAAACCACCACTTGTTATAGACTGATTACCAGCACTATCTGTTGTAAACTGCCAGTTAGAATAATTATCTGCTGTTGTACTAATAACACCTGTGCCACTATCATATCCAATCAATCCAGAACCACTTATTGCTGATCTGTAATTTGTATTATTAGGGCCTGTATATGTAAATGTTCCTGCATTATCATATGTTAAAGTACCGTCACCACTCTGATTTGCAACAAATGATGTGTGAATTTCTGGTACGTTGGCATCTATTGTTAATGCTGTTGCACTATCTGTTATTAATACATTGCTACCTGCTTCTAAACCTTTTATAGCATGGAATGTATCTGCTACAACTGTTCTTTGTCCAGCATATAGTTCATATGTGCTGGTTCCAGTTGTTCCTAAATTAGTATATGATAAACTACTGTTGGCCTCTTCTGCAGAACCAATACTGCTGGTTGGTGTGATTTGTTTTTTACTGCCATTTACATATACCCAGGCTTCATTGCTATCTGTAAAGATTGCATTTTCAACTGTAACATCAGTTGTAGGTATTAATAAGTTGCCTGTAAATGTTTTTTCACCTGCTAAACTTTGGTCACCTGTTGTTCTTATAACTGTGCTGTCAACTTGTACATCATTGGTATTAACTGTAATACCGTCACCTGCACCAACTGCCACTGTGTTAGCAGTTAATACAATACCGTCACCTTTTGCTACCGCATAATAGGCTCCTGATGCATTATGTGTATATGTTAATGCACCGTTGGTATTGATATTGAAACTTTCATGTACATCTTCAATGGCATCTGGGCCTACAATTAAACTGCCTTGTACTTCCAAGTTTCCTGCAAAAACAAAATCTTCCGTAATTGGATTGTTTATTGCTATAACACCACTTGAAAATGTAATTGGAGATGTTGCACTAAAATCTGAAAATAATAATATATTTGCATCTGTGCCTGAATTATTAAATTGCCATCTATCTGCTGTATCGTTCCATTTCAAATATCTTGTACCACTTGAACGTACAACGTTGATATGTGCATCACCGTCGCTTACAGCACCTGATCTTAGTGTAATATTAGTGTCTTCAACAAATAAATCTACCTGTGTAGCAGAGTTTATATTTGCTGTTACATTCAAGTTACCTTGAATTTCTACATCACTTGTAAATGTTTTAGAACCACTTATACTCTGAGTATTATCTGTTAATACTATATTTGAGTTATTTCCAATAGCAATATTTGCCTGTGCTTGTACTTCTGAATTTGTTAAGGATATATCTCCACTGCTTAATGTGATACCATAACCACCACTAAAATGTGCTCTTACTTCACTAGCACTTGGACCTGTGTAAGTAAATACACCACTTGAACTATTGTATGCAAAACTTCCGTCGCCACCAGTGTCTGTTGCACTAAATTGATTTCTTATGTAAGCAACATTTACTTGTATATTACTAGAGTTTACAGTAATACCATCTCCCTGGCCTACTGTAATAGTTCTATTTGCTGTAATATCACCATTAGATCCGCTTAATCCTGAACCTTGTAATATACTTACAGCAGTATGATCTATGTGTTCGTTTGCAACAAAATTTTGTAATACATCATGATTTATAGCAACATCACTTGCACTTGTAATTCTACCTTTAGAATCTACTGTAAATTGACCTACTGTATTTGCATTACCATAACTACCTGGAGTAACTGTTGTATTTGCTAAAGTTGTAGCGATTGTTGAATTGTCACCAGCATTTATAAAAGTTGTTGTACCTGTTGCATCACCACTTAAATTTAATGTTATTGCACTTGTTAATGCATTGGCATTACTGGCTGTACCTGTTAGATTTCCTGTAAACCCTGTACCACCTATACTACCGCCACCATCTATAATTATAGATTGGCCGTTTGCTACAAATAAATTACCTTGTAATCCTGGTTCAGCAACAATATTACCACCATCAGTGTAACTTAAATTTGATACATTTGTATTACTGTTTAAAGTTATTTTTGCTGTGGTATTTTCACCATCTGAATTTATTACCAATTCATCTGATTGGACATTGTTTACATTTTGAGTAGTCTCTACTTGGGTAACATTACCTTCAATGGTAAGTCTACCCTGAATGACTAATTCTTCATCTGCATTAATGTATGTCTTTTTTATTGCCATTTAGAAAATCCTATATTATAGAACTATTTATCTGATTTTATAAATTTGAAATTCAAGTCAAAAAAAGAGGCTCCTAAGAGCCTCTTAATTCTTCCTGAAACGTTTCGGTTTACTGGAATGCCACGTTTGCTAAAGTAATAGCATCAACGTAGTCTGCCGCATTACCAAGAGATGAAGCAGTATTTGTAAGTTCTTTATAACCGTATCTGGTCATGAAACTTACTACTGGTTCAAATGTGCTTGGATCCATTACTGGGCCTGTGCTCATTAATGGAATGTAAGGACAGTAGAATGCTGGAGCATCAGTTTCGCTTGATCCTTTGTAACCAACAAGAACTTTAGTTCCGTCAGCCGCATAGTTATCAGCAAATACTCTGATTGTTCCGTTTAAAGTTCCAACAAACTTAGTGTTTACTGGTGCTTCAAAAGAACCTTCAGTTGTTCTAGCGAAAGTAGAAGTTGACGCACTTTGTAGGATTGTCAATGCTTCTGGAGATACAACAATGTAGTTACCAGCACCACGTCTTGTTCTAGCCGCGATTCTGTTAGCACTTCTGTTAATCTCGATTGCCAAAGCCGCATGTCTGTCACCAACGTATACACTTTGTCCACTTAATGAACCAAAGTCTAAAGTTGTTCCAGCACCTGCAAGAGTTCTTAGTGAACCGATAATTTCTTGGTCGATTTCAACTACAATCTCTTGTGCTAAAGCCTGCATAATTTCTGCTTCGACGTCTACGCCGTGCATTGCTTCTGCATCTTGAGCCGCTTCGAATGTCCATCTAGCACTTAAACGTCTTGTCTTTGCTTCGACAGTTTCTTTTAAGATTTGGATTGACATTTTTCTTCCTGCTTGTCCCTCAGCCGCCGCTGTAGCGTCTGGAGAACCAGCATAAGTATTAGCAAGTTTAAAAGGACTTAAAGCCTCGTCACCTGCTGTTGCTCCACCACCAGATTCCGCATAACGTACTCTTAATGTATGGATTTGGCCCACTGGACCACTCATTGGTTGTACACCAACAAGCTCGTTAGCGATAACAGAAGGCATAACCCTTCTAATTAACGGTAACATTACTTTGTTTAAAGTTGCGACTGAACCTGCTCCTGTGGAACCTGCTGTTGCGGCCTCTGACAAATGTCTCTTTGTATTTTCGAGGACCACATCTAATGAGGATTTTCTGTTTCCAGAAAGTCCTTCAAGCAAGGCTTCCTTAGTTGCGGACCAGTTGCTTTCAAATAAATCTGCCATTTCTAACTCCTATTTTATTTTGAAAGTCCGGCTAATTTACGAATCATATCTAATTCTACGATATCATTCGCACTTTTGTCATCGGCTTCTGTTATTACAGTCGCCTTATTACCAGTATGTTCACTAGTAACTGATTCTGACAATGTCTTCTTTGCTCTTGGTGTTTCGCCATCTAAAACTGAAGGCAAGTACTTGTTAAAGGACTCTTCCAGTTTTTCAGTTTTAACACTTTCAAGTAAATCTGACATAATTTCTTTCTTCTCTTTGCCTAGTGGCGCCATTAATTCATTGAGTTTCTCTTTTCTTTCGAATCGATCTTCTGCAACTCTTAACTTAGATTCTACAAGTTTCCCTGCTTCTTCTTTTGAAGCAATAGTTTCCTGTGCTTCGTTAAGTTTGGCTTCCATTTCAGCGATTTGTTTTTGTACTTTCTTGATTTCTTTTGCTTCGTTGAGATAACTTACGCCATACTCATTCGCAAATGCTTCAAAAATTCTACGACCAAAATCGTTCTCACGAGCCCTAGTGATGTCATTACGGAATGATTTAACTTCATTAACCATCGTTTTATTGATGATACTTTCCACTTTATCAGCGGCTTTCTTAATGAAATCTTTTTTCGCTTCAGCAAGTTGTTTTTTGCCTTCACGTACCATTTTGACTTTCTGTTCCACAAGACCTTTTTTGTCTTCGTGAAATTCTGCTAGTTCACCAGCAAGTTGTTCTGCAACAAAATTATCTAATTTAGTTACATGCTCACTAACTCTGGATCTGTCTGCTCTAAGTTCTTTGACTTCATTAGCAACTGCTTGAGTTACAAATTTGTCTAAAACTTTGGCGTGCTCACTAATGGCTTTATGATACTTAACTCGATCGTTTGCAAGAGCTCCTTTCTCAACTGCAATTTCGGCTATTTCTGCTGAAACTTTTTCTGAGATGAATTTGTCCATTGCTTCAACAATTTGACCCTTGTCATGATCGTATCTTTGTGCAAACTCTTCTCTAAGTTCCGCAGTAATTTCCTCTCTTGCTTCTGAGATTCTGGAATCCCATGCTTCTTGAAGAGCTTCCTTAACATCAGATGTTAATTCTGCATTTTCAAGTAGATCTGTAAAATTCACTGCCATCGTAGTCTCCTACTTAATTTTAAGTTCATCGATGAAGCCAGTGATAGCCTTCATCAAGTGTTTTTCTGCTCTTTTATCGTGTGTTACTGCTTTGGCGGTATCAAATAATGATGCTCCGCCTCGCATATTAAATAAACTTTCATAGATTGTTTTAGGGTAGGCATCTGGTGCACTTGGTTGTGCCACAATGTCCACTGTTACTATGTCGAAGTCGGAAACTTTACCACTTTCATTAACGTTTCCTGAACCTCTACTACTAACACCAAGTTGTGCTCCTGCCGTTAATAATGCTCTTGCAATATTCCCCATTGGTGTATCTATGATTTTTAATTTCCCTAAACCGTTTGCTTCTTCACAATACATGTCTGTAATGATATGACTTACGCGGTCTAGATTAATTTGTAGTTCTTCTGGATGGTCTAATTCGCCCATCACAGTTTCACCTTTACCTAATCTTTGTTTTACACTTTCGACTGCTTTTTGTATTTCATCTTTTGGATATACTCTACCATTCTGGTTTTTAACGTCACCCTGAATAAATAAACCTTTCATACATAGGTCTTTTCCGTCGTTAGACTCCACAATCAGACCTGATTGTGCTGGACTCATGTATTCATATAGTTTATTAGCCATCGAAAACTCCTGTAAAACTTACCTGAACCTTATTAAACCTTTTTAGGTTCTACGTTAAGATTTGAACTGCCGCCAGTATCTTTAGGTGAGTTATCACCACTGTTACCGTCGCTACCGTCTTTAGCCTTAACAGGTTCACCCGCACCTTCAACTTTAGTTTTTGCTGGTGCTTTAGTCATTGGTGATTCATTATTATCTGACTCACCACCTTTTGGGTCTGCTACTTTATCTTGTAGTTTTGTTGCTTCTTCAACAACTTCGTCTGACTCTTCAGCAATTTCTTCATCTAGGTCATATTCAACTGACTCAAGATCAAGTTCGTCTGCCATTTCGTCTTCAACTTCTTCAGCATCGTCCATGTCGTCGCCTTCATCGTCGTCTGCTAATAGTTTTTCAAATTCTGCTTTAAGGTCTTCTAACTCATCCTCTAAATGGTCAACTTTATCTTCTAGATCTTCTTCACCTTCTTCGCCTTCCTCGTCACCCATTTCTTCCATTCCGGTTTCATCGGCTTCGATTTCGTCTTCATCTGTTAGGATATCGTCTTCTAGATCGTTGCTTTGGTCAATAACCTCATCAACTTCTGACTCTTCAACAGCCTCTTCTTCAGATTCCTCTGATTCTTCAACTGCTTCTTCTTCTGATTCTTCTGCTTCTTCAATTTCTTCTTCTTCAGAAACGTCTTCGTCTAGAACTTTTTCATATTCTGTTCTTGCTTTAGCAACAACATATTCATGAAGCATTTCTTCCGCTTTTTCGTTTTCTTCAGCAAGGAGAAGTTCAAGAATTTCTTCTAATTTACTTCTTGATTCTGACATTGTGGTCTCCTTAATATTAAATTACCGACTAGAATATTCATACTCGTAGTACGGCTTGTTATTTACTTATAAAAACAAGTGTTTTTCTGTGCGAAAAGGTGTGATTCTGAGTGATTTGACTTATTTTCTGTGACTAATATGTATTTATACTGTTTTTTTATAGTGTAATAAACAGTTATTACATCATACCGCCAGTGTCCTGTGTTGGTGCGGCATACATAACTTTCTGAAATTTTGCGTGTTCTAATTCTTCTGCTTTCTTTATTTCCCTAGCCTTTCTAAGTTTGCTAAGAGTTTCCAATGTCATTTTAGGAGTTCTATTATCAGAGGCATTTCGCTTCTGAAACTCATCAAACTCAGGATTGTAAAACTCTACTAATTTCATTATAGTGGCTCTCCAGCATCTAAATTAGTACCACCCTCAGGTGCTACATCGGTATTTATCTCCGGTGTATCTTCTGGTGCTATATCCATATCTAAAGGAGCATTAGGATCTACATTCATGTCAGGCTCTGCTCTGACACCCACATTTTTAAGATCCAGTGATTTGCTGTCATCAACAAATTTCTCATAACCATTTTCTTTACGCCATAAGGATTCGTTGTCTTTGATTTCGTCTTCTGTAAGACCTAAGTATTTTCTAAGTTTAAACTGATTACTTAGATATGGTGTAGCCGCCAATGTATTAAACAGGTTAGCTCTTTCTGAATCTAATTGTAAATCTCTGTAACTACTGAAGTTCATTGGTTTGTTTAGTGTAACGTAAAAATCACCGTTATCCATTTCAATACCACGGTGTTTGAGGAACATTTTAAACTCGTTATCTATATCTTCCTGTATTTGCTTTTGCAGTCTTTCCACATATCTAGCAAATCTGTATTCCTGAATATATGCAATACCCACTTTACCGTCGTTATAAACACTACTTCCATCTTCTGGTCCAGTAGGCAAGTAACTACTTGGTACTCTTAAACCTCTTAACAGTTTATTATTAAAGTACCTTAAATCGTCTATTTGTCCTAAGTTTTCACCACCTGGTAATGTATCAACTTTACTGCCTCTGCCTTCTGCTGTTGTGGCAAAGAAGTAATCTTCCAACATACTCATTGGGTTATAGGCACTATCGGCAACACTAGAACCGTCGCCTTTTTTGTTTGGTACACGTTTTTGCTGTACTTCGTATTTTACTTGCTCTAAATACTGTCTTGCTTTGTGAGGAGGCATGTTACCTACATCAATAAAGAATACACGTCTTTCAGGTGCTCTGTGAACCCTGTATATAATAATTGAATCTTCTAATAATTCTTTTTGTTTGAATACTTTAAATACTGGTTCTAAAACACTAACACCAAAAGGCCAACTATGATCCATGCCTTCTGTTAAACTGATGTGTACAATATGTTTTGCATCTACAGGTGTTCCCTGATCCACACCGTCCATGGCTCCTGTCATGTAATTGTTTGATTTACTATTAACAGTACTAAAGCCACTTGTCAATCCACCACCTGATCCATAAGGTCTGCTGTGTAATGGTGCAACGTCTGTTGCTGTTAGTTCTTCAAAATTAGGCTGTAAGTTTTTAATAAAGTATGTTGTAATTTTCTTACCATCACTTTCATTTACAATAACTTTTTCAATGTTTGCAGGATCTATCCAAAACAACTTAAATGTTTCTGGATCTCTGATAAAAAATTGATCTCCGTATTTTAGTGTACTACGGAAAAGTCTGAATGCTCTTTTGTGCATTTCATTAAGTCTGCACCACTGAGTGAGTGTTTTGGTAATAATTTTGTTTTCAGTATCTGAAGGATCTGTATTCCAGTTTACCTCTAATGGTAATCCTGTATATTCATCTTCCTGTGTACCAAATTCGGCAATAGTATCTAATGCACTATTAATTTCCAGGTCAGTATCCATTTGATCATACTGAATATATCGCATTAGTCTGTTGGGAGAACCAGCATAAACTTCTGGTAGCCAACTGGCATATCTACTAGTAGCCGCACCAGGGCCGCCTTCGTTATTGCGATTGCCTGTTACGTTTAATGGTAGACCGCTATTGTCTACTGATGTAAAATACTTTCTCCAACTCATATATAGTCCTAATGTTGTATTATATTACACTATTTATCCCAAAATGTCAAGTTGTAAAAATATTTCTGATGAAAAATAATATGAATACTAATTAATGATTTTACCTTTCATTTCATTTAGTATAGTTCTGTGATGTTTTAGTTCGCCTAAAACACCTGTGAGGATTTTTGATTCGTCTGACATTCTGTTAATTAAAGGTTGGTCACCAACAATAAAGTCACCATTTTCATTTCTACCAGCTCTGTCAGTTATGGCATCTAATGCCTTGTAAGTTATTCTGTTTGAGGAATTGTTTATGGTTCCACCACTAACGTAAGATATACTGCCATCTTCATTCTCCATTGCAGTTACATCTGCTGAAGGAGTGTCAACTTTGGGTTTATTAGGTTTATCAAACATGCCACCTATTGCACTACCAATCACATTACCTGCGGCCATACCTATAGCACCACCTAATGGTCCTAAGAAAAATCCTAATGCTCCGAGGCCTCCACCAACTAGTCCGCCAATGTTACTGCCTGTTGCTCCACCGTCTGTACCAGCAACTACATCATAACCATCTTTGGCAACCATAACACCTGACAATACTGCACCGCCTCTAACTAAATTTGTAGGATTAAGAAATTTACTGGCACCTTTTGGTGCTCCAGGACTTGGAGGACCCACAAATGGTACTCCTCCTGCACCAGTAGTCATCATGCCCAGCCTTGCCATAAGGCCGGCCCATGACGTAGTCATCCAGGTTGAAAACCCTGTCCACCAGGTGGTCATTCCAGCACTTAAGGCCATAGACGCTGTAGGGATCATTCGGCCAAAGAAAGAC